GCCAGCTGCGATCTTGGTAGCGAGTGCCCCATAACCGTAGTAACCCACAGTAATCTGGCCAGAAGCGATTACATCTGCGCGTAGGCGGAATGTAGGTCCCTCGTACCATGTGAAAGCGTCTGGGTTAACGATGAGCATAGAACCGTCGACATCTGTCGCAGCTAGTGATGGATCTACGAATAGATCAAGTCCTGCAACAGTTCCACGAAGCGAAGTAGGTGTAGCTGATCCTGCTTGATTCATTGGATTAGTTACTGTCGAATAAATTGGACGCCCAGCGTCGTTAAGTGTCATCGCGTTAGACCACTGGCCTGTACCCATGATGATGTTACGAGCAAAGCCATTAGGAAGTCCAGCTGTAGCTCCGTAAACAGAAGCAGCACCGCGAGCGACGAAGCCGAGAAGCTCGGCAGCTGTTGGATAAGTTGCTGTAGTAGTTGCGTCGCCTGTAGCTGTTGAGTAGATAAGTCCAGAGACATAAGCGTTCTCGGCCTTAGCCTTGGCTGCTGCCATGTTGCGGATTAGTTCCTCGAAGAATGCTGGAGAAGTACGATCTAGCAATTCGACAGAGAATGTCTGTTGTCCAGCGAACTTCTTTACTGGAACAGTAATGAAAGCAGAGTTTTGATCTGTCTCTGAGAATGCAGCTTCTTCGTTAGCTACTGCAACCGTAGGAGCTACTGTAATTTTCGGAATCTCGAAGCTCATGCCCGCGTCTGGAAGTGTTCCGCGAGAGATTGCGTCGATTGATGGACGGATAAGTGTTGAGAGTCCATTTACTACTTCTGCCATCTGGCGAGTAGGTACTAGACCTGCGTTATCTGTTGTGTTGTCTGCCGCGAGAACATACTGGCGAGCTGAATCGTCGCCCATCGCTGCGCGAATTGTGTTTTCGACATACTTAGCAGCTGTGAACTCTAAGCGTGGCTTGGTGAATGATCCGCCTACGATTGGCTTCGCTGCGGCTGTTGTTGACTGAGCAGCTTCGACCGTCTCGACGGTTTCCGCGTTTGTGACGGTGTTGTCCACTTCGTCTCCTTCTGTTGTTGGTGTTACTTCCTCTTCCACTGTGGAATCGGAAAGTTCTTCGGCGACTTCTTCGCCTTCTGTTGCAGCGACTTCGCTAACGCGAGCGGATCTAACCGCTGGCTCTGTAACGAGTGCGACGCCAGTTAATTCTCCAGCAAGAACGCGCATAGTTCCGTCCTTCTGCATGATGTAATCATCGACTGCTAATTCGATAGAGAACCCATCGCGTAGACCTTCCATCGCTTCGACAAGCGCGTCCGTTCCCGCTGTCGTGTTCGTAATCTTAAAGACTGCGTCGATCGAATCTTCGTTTACTGTCATGTCCATAGTTCTACCGATTGGACGAGTGCGATCGTGTTCCAAGTTTAATTTTACGGAAGCTGGAGCGATCGAACCTTTTGCGAATACGACCTTCCCAGTAGAAGCGTTAGCCTCTTCTTCGAATGCGACGATTCTTCCGCTGATTGTCCGCGAGTTAGAATCTGCCGCTGTGATGTTCATTGGTGTAGTGATTTTCATAGAAGTAGATCCTCTTCTTCTCGTATTTCATCGATCGACATAGCACCGATTCGATTTAGGATTTCGTAAACCTGCGCGCGCTCTAATGGATTACCGCGTAAGAAGTCGTCTAAATCGAACTTTACATCTTGGCCCAAGGGAGTAAAGTCCGATAAAGACATTCGCTGTTCGATCGCTGTCATAAGCGGGCGAAGCGAATAATCAATAAGAGAACGGCGTTCACTAAGTGCATTCGAATAAGTAAAGCTATTAGGCTCTGCACTTGCGAAGTAAGCTGGAAGACCGGCAGCGCGACATAGTTCTAAAGCCAGGTATCCGCGAGCTTCGTTAAGCTGTAGATTCTTAGGATCGTAACCGACAGTCTCGATAGATACATCGCCGTTTAAGAATGTAACAGCTTTAGAAGTACGATTCTTAAATGCTGCAACTAAAGCAGCTACACGATCTTTCGGAAGTGCTACGCCAGAGTTTTTTAAGATCGTCTGTGGATTTGGATCTATTGCGAAATCGTAAGCTGTTTTTTCTAACGCCGAAGCTGCGCGAATAGTGCGGCCAGCGCGATTTAAGATTCCTTCATCGAGTCCAGTAAAGACGACTAATTCGCTTGGATCAATGTAAAGGCCATCGACTGCATAAGCGTCGATCTCTGTTCCGTTGCCGTTAGTAGTAACAGTAACGCGAAGAGGATCGATTCTTTCCATGGCCTGAATACGACCAGTGTCCGCGTAGCGTTGCATAACACGCGCGTAGCCGTAACCATAGAAGAGAATGTCTTCGGCTAACCATGACCAGAACGCAGAGCCAGCGATTCGCGGATCTGGCTGATTGATGACGCGCGGCTGTTGCACTCTTTCGCCTGTTGCGATGTTGCGAGTGTGCATACCGAAAGATCCGATAGTCGTGCAGATTATGTTACGCGCGCGAGCTAGAGCTGGAACGCCCATCGCTTCCGTACGAGTAGCGGTTTGATTACCCATGAAGTAATAGCCGCCGAGAGAGTTAAGAGTATTAACTGGATACAGCGATTCCGCCGCGTCGATACTGATAGAAGCTTGAGACGCAGCGTTAACCTTCGGAACGAATAGATCGAATAATCCCATGCCGCAATTCTACGAGAGTGCGATACCGCTATCCGACCATGATGTCAAGATCCATTGGCGGGCGTGTCGCGTAATGCGTGACGAGTGCAGTCGCAACCGTCGCGCAGACAGTCGACTGAGAAGCTCTCCGCCCGATAGTCCAGCCACCATCTCCGAACGGAAGTCTCGCAGCTGATAAGATCTGCTTGGATAACTCTGTCTGTTTCGGGTCGTGTCGTAATCTTTTCGATGTGATCGCTCCTAACAATTCGTCGCAAGCTTGGCCATACAATGCGCCGTCGATGTCTGAGATCGGAATACCCGCGGGAACTAATCGCGCAGCTATAGCCGAAGCCGTACGCTTAGAATAAGCCACTGTCTCGACTGGATACTGTTTTACATAAGGAGCGATGTCGTTGGCGATCGCTTTATCGTCCAAGTTAATCGGGTTATGCCAAGTGTGTAAGAGCTTGACGAAGAATCTTTCGTCGTCGATCTGTTGGGCCGCCACTAATGCCGCGTCGCGACGATTCGGACTTACATCGATACCCAGCCAAGTCGTCTTCTCTGGATCAAGCTCCAAGCCTTCCTCTCCACACTGATTCCATTCTTCGGCGGGGATAGCAGCTGAGATAGTAGCGACCCAGCGACAGAGAACTTCCGTCTTTACGACATCTGGCGGATCGTTAAGAACGGCCCGAATGTTATCGATGTGTACGGTGTGACCCAGTGCTGGGTTAGCCATGGCCGCACCTTTCCAGAATGCGGGAGTGTCGTCGATCTTCTCGTAGTTCGATGACCATTCATAGTAAGCGATGTCGTCGCCCTTGGCCGCGCTCATTCCGCGCTCGCGTAGAGCATTAAGAACTAGGCTGTGTTGGTCTCCTGCGTTACTGAGTGTCCAGAGCTGCGGATTCTTAGCCGCCATCATCGTGTAGCGCAGAGAAGCCCAAGTCGACTCGTCTTTTAATTCGCGTGTCTCGTCCACGAAAACGGTCTCGGGTTTACTAATTCCGCGAGCAGCTGAGCCGCCAGCTTTAACCATGTACCGACCGCCGCCGAACTCGGATTTAAGCTCGATTTCTTCTGAGCCATGCGCCCAGCGGATTCGCTTTACTTGTCTGGCCAGATGTTCGTTCTCTTCGATCATGTTAACGATGTCTCGAAAAGTCTCCAGCGATGTAGTAAGTCGATGAGCTGTTCCGATCTGGAGTCCGTTCTGCCATAAGAACAGGCCAGCCAAGGCCCGAACTTTCATAAGCGTAGTCTTACCCTGTTGTCTCGCTACGACGACGCAGACCAGCGGAGAATGCCAGCGGCCGTCTGGCTTGACTCGATGGGCTTCCATCGCGACGAACTTCTGCCAAGGTAGAAGCGGGAGCTTGATACTTTCGGCAAAGTCGATCAATTCTTGCCCGCGAGACGGTAGATCTACGAGTTTAGAGTGGATTCTGGGAGTCGGAGAGCCTAAATAGAGTCCTGTAGTTCTCTCGGTAGCCGATGTAGGGCTATCTGAGACCTTTTGAGGCTTCTCTGTACCTTCTGAGTCCTCTTTAGGCCTATTCATGCTTTATCGAGTCGTTTGGTGGTGAAAGAAGACCGC